TACATTTTACGGTGAAAACTTAGATAATTTCGGGTTAGATATGATAATAGAAAAGCTGGATGAAAACCCATTGTTGAAAAAAATAAACAGTATGCACAAAAGAAACGAGGCTATATTATGAATGTATTAGGTTTATATAGTAAGCGCCCTGAATATTTCTGTAGTGGATTTCCTATATATCAGAAGAAAGCAAAGGGATGTGAAATAACAGACATTTCAAACAAGAAATACATTGATATGTCACACATTGGATTTTCAGCATGTGTATTAGGATACTCAAACCCTATAATTAATGCAATGGCAAAGAAAGCTATAAACGACGGATCTTTTAGCTTACTTAATTCATTTAATGATAAAATAAATGCAGATAATTTTATAAAAATTCATAAATGGGCAGATAAAGTGAGATTCACACGATCCGGCGGGGAGGCTTGCCAAGTAGCTGCTGAAATAGCCAAAGCAAACACTAACAGAAAAGGCATTTTACAATGTGGTTATTCAGGGTGGAAGTTACAAAACGAAAACCATAGAAAATTTACATATAATGATATAGAGAGTTTTTATCAAGTTATTAACAAAAATATAGGAATAGTAATTGTCGAGGCTATACGGTATGAAGAACCATCGCCCGAATGGATAGAGCTTCTAAAAGAGATTAATAAGAAATATATATTGATAATTGATGAAATTACAAGCGGTTTTAGATTTGCCAATGGTGGCATTCATGAAAAATGGGGGCTTCGTCCTGCAATGGCTGTATTTGGTAAAAGCATGTCAAATGGATTCCCATGTGGTGCTGTATTAATGAGAGGTGATATAGAAGAAGGCAATAAATTTATTTCATCAACTTACTGGACTGATAACGTAACGCCTGCGGCTATAACAATGAGCATGATGTTACATAGGATTTATAGACCTCATTATCTGGCAAAGATCGGAAAAGAGATTAAAAAAGTTATAGTAGGATGTGCAGATTATTACCAATTGCCGATAAAAATAAATGAAGTAGATCACATTATAAAGTTTACATTTGATCATGAAAAAACAAATATACTAGAAACACTATATACGCAATTAATGTTAAAAGAAAAATTTCTTGCAACTAATATAATTTACCCATCATACGCACATAAAATAAAACATCTAAAAGAATTTGCAAGGGCAATTTATAAAGTGTTTTTTATTATAAAGAAACATATAAACGATCCCGAAAGAATTTTAATAGGGAATGAAAAAAAACATAAAATAACTTGATTTTCTATAAAAATAATATTATAATATAATGGAGCGACAATGGATTCTTACAGTACAACAATAGAAAGCAATTTGTGGGATGAGCTGCAAAAATTAAGCCTGAAAATAGCCAGTAAAAAGGATAGAGGCTTACACATAGAAATTGATGCAGTAAGCAACAAAGATATAAAAAATTGCAATATAGTTGTAAGAGAAAAAATTAGATAGTAAACCCTGAGAGCCTCTTAATAATGCTCAATTACTCGGGGTTTTTTAAAATGATGACTTTATCCTCCAATAAAGCACATGAATAACCTTAAAAATGGGCATGTTATATTAAATTATAGCATGCCTTTTTTTATTGTAAACGGTAAAAAAACGGGATAATACAATGAGTGGGAAGTGCGATCCTCCTAAGCATAGTCAATTCTCTAGTACCAATCAGCCCCCGAACGAAAGTAAGAGGGTTCCAAAGTTAAAAACAAGGCTTAAACACCTATTAGCGAATAACTATGATGAAGTGGCTAGTGCATTGATGAAAAATGCTAAAAAGGGAGATATAAAAACCATAGAGTTTATGCGTGATTGGCTTTATGGTAAACCTAAAGAGCATTATGATACTAACAACAAAATAGATATAAAAGTCGAGTATGTGCACAATAAAAATAAATGATGCTTTCAAGTCATTAAAAGAAAGCACAAAGAGATTAAATATAGTTTATGGCGGTGCTGGTAGTGGTAAGAGTTACTACTTAGCACAAATGATTATATTGAAGCTCATTGAAACACAAAGAAACTTTTTAGTCATTAGGAAAGTAGGCAATACATTGAGAGATAGTGTATGGAGCTTATTTTTATCGGTTATAAGTGATAATAATTTATCACAAATATTTCAAGTCAATAAGTCAGAGTTTACTATTACCAATAAGATAGAAGGTAATCAAATTATATGCAAAGGGTTAGATGATCCGGAAAAGATTAAATCTATTACAGTTAAAAAAGGGCAGCTAACTGATATTTGGATAGAAGAAGCAACAGAATTAAACGAAGACGATTTAATGCAGCTTAATTTAAGGTTAAGGGGAGAGAACGAATACCAAAAACAGATTTGGTTAAGTTTCAACCCTATAAGTAATCTACATTGGATTAAGAAAAAATACTTTGATAATCCAGATAATAACACCTTAATACTTAAAACAACTTATAAAGATAATGCTTTTTTAGATGAGGACTACAAGAGAGAGTTAGAGAGTTTAAAATATAAAGATAAGGTTTACTATGATATTTACGTACTAGGAAATTGGGGTGTCATAGGAAATCTTGTTTTTAACAACTGGGAAGTAAAAGACTTAGATGATATAAGAGAGCAGTTTAATTCTTATTATAACGGGCTGGATTTTGGGTTTACAAATGATCCTACAGCCATTGTAAAACTCGCAAGGAAAGATTGGAATATATATATATTAGAAGAACATTATGAAAAGGGTTTAGATAATAACCAGATCGCAAAGGTTTTTAAAGATAAGTTTGAGGGGTATGTTTATTGCGATAGCGCAGAGCCTAAAAGTATTAGGGAGCTTAAACAGTACAATATAGCAGCCAAAGCCACGATAAAAGGCAAGGATTCTGTTAAGCACGGCATACAGTGGATAAGGCAGCATAAAATAATAATAGATAAACGGTGTACTAATTTCATTAATGAGATAAGTACATATAAATATAGAGAGGATAAAGACGGCAACGTTTTAAATGAACCGTTGGACATGAATAATCATTTAATGGATGCCATGAGGTACGCATTAGAGAACTTAATGCGGATGTATAGAAAAACCAGTTACAGTGCTGGGCAATTGGGGCTTTAATGGAAGGTGATGTAAAAATAACAACTAAGATTTATGAATACCCACGTGTAGAAGATTTTACAAGTTTGAACGAAAAAGAACTTGAAACACTCATTGAAGATAACCGTGAGTTTTGGAATAAATACGCAGAGAATGAGCAATACTACATAGGTGCTAATGTTGCTATTGCGAGTAAAAGGGAAGTTGACAAAGATAATCCCGATTCACGGGTTGCCGTGCCTTATGCGAGAACTATGACTCAAATTGTTAAGGGTTATATGTATAAAGCAGGGTTAATAACTTATGATAGTGATAACGAGCAATATATGCAAGTCCTACAAGAGATATTTGACCGGAATGATGAAACGCTTAAAACAAGTGAGCTTGGAGAGAGTCAAAGCAAATACGGTTTAGGAGTTGAACTACTCTATATAGATGATAAAGCCGAATTAAGATTTACTAACGTTAACCCCAAAGAATGTATATTCCTTTTCAATATGGAAATCGAGCCTAAATTGTCAGGAGCTTTAAGATACTATGTTATTGATGAAGATAAAGACAAATTAAACTCTAAAACATATAAATTAGAAGTATACTACTTAGATCGTATAGAGATATACACACTAAAAGAAGATTCATTTAATAAGTTTTCTGTTGTAAGCAAGGATGATCAATACCCGAATGTATTTAAGGAAATTCCTTTTGTTATCTATAAGAACAATCAGGAATACCACGCGGACTATGAGCCTGTTAAGCCACTTGTAGATGCTTACGATATATTAGCCAGTGACAGCACAAATGAGTTAAACCGTTTTGCAAGTGCTTATCTTATTCTTAAAGACTATGTATTTTCAAACCCAGATGATGATAACATGAAAACAAGGGAATTAGAAAAGCTTAAATCAAGACGTGTACTAGAGTTTTTAGACGGTCAAGGCGGCGCTGAGTTCTTAACCAAAGATATACCAAGTGAGTTCTTTGAAGCTGTTAAAGGTACATTAAGAGAGGATATTGAATATCATTCGCATATACCAGACTTTAGAAGCAAGAACTTTTCTAATGCCTCAGGTGTTAGTATGATGTGGGCTTTGTTTGACTTTGAGAATTTTTGTAGTGATAAGGAAACGTTATTCTCTAAAGGGCTACAACATAGAATAGACCTAATAAATATATATCTAGGCATAAGAAATATACAAGCTGAAAAGGTAAATATTAGGTTCAAACGAAACACGCCTGTAAACTTAACCGAACTAATTGATAATGCAGTTAAATTAAAAAACGGCGGGATATTATCAGATGAAGATATATTAAAAACACTACCAGAAGATTTAGTCGATAATGTTGACGACGCTTTAGAGAGGTTAAAGGCTCAGAGAGATGAAAACATGCAGATGTTTGATATAGAAGGGGGATCTAATGGAGATCAAGGATTTAATTCAAGAGATCAAGAGGCACAGCCAAATAACGGAAACTAATATCATTGATATAAAAAAAATCAATGGCAAGTTGGTTTTTGAGGTGAGCAATGGGGCAGATAGCAGAAAACCAAAAAATAGCATTCAATCAAACAGAGGGGATGCTTAATATATATGAGAAGCGGTTAATATCTGCTTATCGTGGATCTTTGAAACAAATAAGAAATGATATCATGAAGCTAAATGAAAAGGTTACATGGTCATTCAGTGAGCTAAGGAAATATAACAGGCTGGAGAAACTACAGAAGCAAGTTGCTAATGAGCTTGTGAAGTTAGGTAGATTAACAGGTGTCGAGTTGGCAAAGGTTAATACTAACATTGTGGAGAATACTTACAATAGATCATGGTTTGGGTATGAAAAGGAAATTAAAACAAGTTTGGCATTTGGTAAAATAAATCCTGATCTTGTTAAAGGGATAGTAACAGAGCCTTATCCTAACGTTAAACTAAAAGATTTAATCAAAAATGTTACGCAACAGCAAGTTAATAGAATAGTGTTTGATATAGGGCAAAGTCTAGCATTGGGAGAAGGTGCTGCAAAAGCGGCACGTAGATTGCGAAATAGTTTAAATATAGGCTTTAATCAGTCAATGCGTATAGCACGTACGGAAGGATTAAGGGCAAGTAGTAAGGCACAATTAGTCAGCACAGAAAGAAGTCAAGATTTAGGGATAGAAATAACAAAACAATGGCATACAAATTTAGATGGGCGTGAAAGATCGAGTCACAGAAATATAAACGAACAACTAGCGGATAAAAAGGGGTTATTCCATATAGGCACAGCAACAGCAGAAGCCCCGAGATTATTCGGGATAGCAAAAGAGGATATAAATTGCAGATGTTATTATACAGAAGAAATAGATGATTTACCTGAAAACATAGAAAAACGAGTAACACCTAAAAGCATAGATAAAAGCCGACAAATGACATTTGATGACTTTCAAGAGGAGAAAGGGATTAAAAAGAATAAGGAAGTGCCAAAGGCTAAAGAGCCAAAAGAGCCAAGGTTTAAGCCTGCAAGAACAGTAGATGAAGCTGTAAAATTTGCTAAAAATAATAATATAGCAAAACAAATAGATTACAATGGTATTAGTTTAGAACATATAAATGCAATTAATAAAACACTTATAAGGCTAAAAGAAAAATATAAACAACCTTTTCCATATATACAACTAAATACAAAAATGGGCGAAGGAGCCACGGCGGGGGCAAATGCGGTGCAACTGAAATTAAATAAAAGAGCTTTTAGTAAAAATTCTATACGTGAGATGTACCATGATACACATACAGGGTTTAAAGAAAATACAAAAAATAGTTTAAGATTAATAAATGAAAATGATAAAAGAAAATTAGTTAGTGAGCAAGAAGCAAAAAGGTATAAAGAAACATTAACAGAAACTATAAAATTTAAAAGATCTAATACAGCTTTTAAAGGAGAAGAAATAAACACTATCATTACGCATGAATTTGGGCATACTTTAGCAGATATTAAACTAGGACTCATAACAAAAAACCCTGTAAACAAGTTGTTAAGAAGCAAGGGAGGTTCTAATTATATTAAAAAATCAGATGAATTAATAGAAAGATTAGATAGTCTTTTTGATAAATATGTAACAAAAAAAACAGATGGATATATTTATGATGTATCAGTATATGCCACAGAAAATAAAGATGAATTTTTAGCAGAGAATTTTGTACTTTGGGATAAAAACCCAAGTTTAGTAAAAAAAGATATATCAAAATTTTTCAAGGATTTAGTGGAGTTATTATGACACCTAATCAATGTTATAAATGTAAAAATTATATGGGTATGAATACTTGTTTAGCATTTAAAAAAATACCTAAAAAAATAATAACAGGAGAGTTTAATCATAGTAACCCTTATCCAAACGCTGAAAAACCAACTGATAACGGAATAAGGTTTGAGAAAATAAAGGGGAAATAATGAACGTATTATTTAAACGAGCTGTAACACAGCTTTTACAAGTGATAAATTATGCAAGTGAAGATCAAATAATAGAGCTTTATACAGATGTTAAAGCTTATTATGACAATATAAAAAAGGAGTCAGAGGATGGCAGATCAACAGCAGCAGGTCAACGATCAACAGGATCAGGGGCAAGCAATACAAGAAAACGAAGCACAGGAAACACAAGAGCAAGAAAATAAACAACCCATTTCACAAGAAATGATGGATTTTATTTCATTAAAAGTGAATGAGGTAAAAGAGGCAAAAGATAACGAGATAAGAGGGCTTAATAGAAAGTTAAGCGAAGTTCAAAACTTAAACAAAGAATTACAGAAAAAAAGCTTAAGTGATAAAGAATTATTTGAGCTAGAAAAAAAAGAGTTCATGGAAGAAAAACTTTCATGGCAAAAAAGAAATATTATAAATGATATGTTTAGTGATAAACCTCAAGAGGTTAGAGATGTATTGCTAAACTCACTAAACGGAGAAACGGAAGAAACATTAAGAACAAATGCAGAGAATATACAAAATATTCTAAATGCAGAAAAGGAACTAACAAAAAATAAAACAGTGGATGAAGTTCTAGCGGGGGCGACGCATAAACCAAAGGCGGGGTTAAATAGCGGCGAGCCTGCAAAGGATTATAATAAAATGACAAAAGAAGAACTAACGACCGAGTATAAAATGGTACAAGGTCAACCTGAAAGTCCTGAAAGAACCGCAACATTAGAAAAGATTGCGAAAATACAACTGTATAATCAAACAGGGCGAAAATAACAAAAGGAGTTATAAATGGCAGATATTTTGACAGAGTTTATTCCAGAAATATGGTCTGGACAGATATTAGAAGATAAAAAGAAAACTCATGTATTTGGTAATTTAGCTAATAGAAACTATGAGGGCGAAATTAGAAGTGCAGGGGATCAAGTACGTATTCCGCAAGTAGGACATACAACTGTAAATAATTACACACGTAATAATTTTGGGACTGGTTTAACATTAGAGAATATGAATGTTGCTAGTATGACATTAACAGTAGATCAAGAAAAATATGTAAATGTTGGTATTGATAGAGTTGATATAGTTCAATCAAAACCCGAATTTTTACAAGACTTAAGAACAAACATTGCTTATGATTTGGCAGACAGTCAAGATCAATATATCGCTGGACTTTATGGTCAGGCTGGTATTACATCCACTTCTAACAGTGCGAGTACTTATGTAAGTATAGGTTCTTCAAACGTTAAAACAGAGATGTTATTAATGGGTAAAGCTTTTGATGAAGCTAATATTTCACGAATGAATAGATGGATGGCAATTCCACCCGCTTTGATGTATGAGCTTATCGATGCTGGTATATTAGAACAATCTAATAATGACCAAACATGGAGAAACGGTTTATTGGGTGATGCTTACGGATGGAAACTATACCTTTCTAACAATGTATCCTCAGATTCTACAACTGCTGGTGATTATGAAATTCTTTGTGGTGTAGGTAATGAATCAATTACAATGGCGGAACAAATTGTCGATATGGAAATGGGATCTTTGACACAGGCACAAAAAGGTTTCGGAATTTTCTTAGCAGGCTTACACGTTTACGGCGCAAGAATTATTCCAGATCGTACAGGCGTATTATACGCGAATATATCTAATTAAGGAGGCTAAACAATGGCAGCATTAAGTACAACAGCCCAAAAATTGGGTATTAACGGACTAGAAAACGAAACCTCAGGATCTTTAGTGGGTTTCTCAACAGCGACTTCTTCTTTAACGATCACTTGTGGCTCTTTAGAAGATGTAGTAATATGGTATCACAATCCTAGTGGCGCAACAGATGTAACAGCGACAATATCAGCTTCAACCGCGGAAGGTTATGCTTCTATCGGTAGAGGCGACAAGATTCTGTCAACAGCTATCGGATCAAGTGACTACGGGTTTATCGCTAACCTAGAATCAAACTGGTTTCAATCAACATCAAACGCTTTTACTGTTACTTTTAGTACAGCAATTGCAGCAGGGTTTATTGAATTATCTAGTACAAGACAAAACTAAAAAACGGGGGGCTTAGCCTCCCTTTATATTATCTTTAAAAGGATTAGTAATGGAAAAAAAGAGAACAAAAGAACAGTATATTAAAGAGTTAACAGGCTTAGACATGCCTAAAGAGGTTAAGAAAGATGAAAAACCTAAAAGGAAATTATGTATAATAGGAACCGCAGGAAGCGCAGGGCTTGCCCCTTGGGATGATCCCCATGCGGAGATGTGGGGGGTAGCTCATAGTTTGATGTTACCCGCTGTAAAAAGATTAGATAAGGTATTTGAAATACATCTGCCATATATCTATAATAAGGAATTAAGCCCATACAGTAAAAAGCCTATTATACATCATGCAAATAAAGAATATAGCCCCGGATGGATGCCTCAAAAAGATATTAGCGTTGTTACATGGGTAAAAGATGATAAATTAAATGCAAATGAGATATTTCCTAGAGATTATCTTAAAGAAAAATATAAAGATCTTTTGCCTGTAAATGACAAATTCTATGTAACTAATAGTATAGCATGGATGATAGTATGGGCACTAGATAAGATCATTGAGCAAGATAAATATGACGAATTGCATATGTACGGAATACATTTAGAAACCGATACAGAATGGCAATTTGAAAGACCTTGTAATGAATGGTGGTTAGGCGTTATAGCAGGCTATTTGCTATCCAAAGGCAAACGCGGAGTTATACACTTGCCCGAAGAAAGCGAAGTACTAAAGAATGAAAATGAATACGGTATAGCTGATATTGAGGTTAAAAGAAAAAAGATACAAGGCAAAGTAGATTTTTTCAACCGTGGTATTGAAGACATGAAATATAAAAGGGCTATATTAACAAACGAGGCTGGTAAACTCAATAATGAGTTAAGGCTTACAATAGAACAAAAATTAGAAGGTATGAAAAAACAGCTAATGAGCTTAGATAATGAGCTTAAAGAGGCTAGTAAGATACCACCGGAAGAATACAAAAGGAAATGTGATATAAACATTAATAAAAGGCTAGAGGCATTTAATAACGATATTAAAAACCTTGATGCACGATTAAACGCATTTACAGGCGCTAGGGATGCACATACATATCATCTTAAAGCCCTGAATGCTTAAGGAGATAACAAAATGGGAATGACAAGACAAGAAATTATAACAAACAAATTTACATTGTTAGGAAGTACAAATACAACCAGTATTGATATAGTGACAGCTATCAGTTCAACTAATTCAACAGCTAGTACATCTATAACAATAACAACACAAACATTATATTTTGATAGTGGAGCTATTATAGATTTAGGTTCTGCAAGCAGTACTAATATTATAGATGCGTAAGGAATAATTATGGATCAATCAAGATGGAAAATGGATCTTAACGAATTATCGTTAGGACAAAAGGGCGGGGATGTAATTTCTTCAACAGAAGGAAGTGCGACAACCGGAAACTGGGGGGCAATATATTGTTTATCGTCGGCACAGCTTACAAGTATAACAATTGCAGGCGTAAATAACAGCACATTACTTGCAACCCCATTTATGG